ACACGCCAGTGGCCAGTTCATCAGCGCTGTAGCTCTGGAGGATCTTCTCTACTGATGCGGAAGCGATTGGGCTGGCCTGTCCTGAGTTGATGATGTAAACAGACGGCGCTCCAGTTGCCGGGTGGCTAATAATGGCGTGGGAGTCTGCATACTTGGCCTTGCAGTAAGTCCCTGCGATACCTTTTTGCACCATCATTGACGGCTGAGAAACATAAAGTGCAGCACCCACACCCGTGGATGCGCCAGTCAGGGAGAAGTATTCAATCGTCGTCGCACCGAAGCAGATGACAAAGTCTCGCCAGTTGTCGATGCCGATAATGCCATCCGGCTGGCTCTCTGCCCTGTATTCTGCGCTGTATCGGTCAGGTTTTGACTCATCTTCAAGGTCGCTGACAAAGAAAGAATCAGTTCCATCTTTACACCACACATAACGGGACCGATTGCGGCATAAATCCCGCAACTGCCCCAAATCATACTGCGTGTAGCCCGTTGAAGAATCCCAGTTAGATAATGTTTTAGTTGTTTTGTCATAGCGATAAAGGGTCATCGTCCCATTAGCACCCACAGCCTGACTGTTGTAGCTACACGCCATGCTGACCCTGTTCGCGCCCAGCACGCGCCCCACATCTTCACCTGAGCGATAGAGACGCTCTCCGCAGACACGATACACAGCGCTTTGATTCGCGTTATACATTGCACCACGTGAGATGCCTGCGACGCTGAGGCGCTTCTGAATGCCTGGAAATGATCGCAAGTAGCCGTTGGAGTTCAGTACCTCTTTCGGCACGGCCAGCATATTAACGGGAATCAGGTCAACGTAATCCGCGTTGCGATAGTCCTTACCCGTTCCCTTCATCAGCGGAAGTTGTGTTATCGGCATCGTCGAATTCCTGTCGGTGGAAGTAATTCCAGTTATTCATCGCGGCGCCACGATTACCGGAACCAACCGGCATTCGGCTTGGATAGCCTGAGCGGCCGGCGGAGCGGGCGCGGGATAAAGCTGTGTTTTTATAGAGCAGCTCTTTCCCGTTACGGGCATTCATGACTACTTTGTTGGATGGCTCCACGACGTAATCAGGTGCGATTCTTACAGCCAGATTGTGCATTACCGCGCTGATTGAGCTGGTAAGCATGCCATGCGGATCACCGTCGGAAGGAGGTACATCAAGGTCAGAAAAGAGGTAACCGGTGATGATGCCTTTGCCGTCCTGATACCATTCGGCCATCATCAACTCCAAATCTTCGACGGCATCCTGCATCGACTGCGGCTCGACATCGGTCAATGTCGCATCAGAAGCTACGCCAAGCTTGCGCAGCGCAGCCCTGACAATGTCACCCTTCGTTGTGAGATTCATCGCTTACCTCTTCTTGAGGTTCTTCGGCTGCCTCCGCACTGGTCTTGCGCGTGCGCTTAATCTTTGTAGTCTCGACTGGCTTGGCGCCGACCTCATCAGGATGCTTGTGCCAGCCATCAGCCAGATAAGAAGCAACGTCAGACTCGCTAACTACCGCAGTCTTGTACTGCTTACCCCAGACGCGGGTGCCTTTACCTTCTTTGTAAAGCATTACGCTCATGATTCACTCCTGGAGGAATGGGGCCGAAGCCCCACATCCTTTAACCTTCGATAGCGGTTGCCACATCCTGATTCGCCAGGCCAACGCCGATTGCTTCCGGGCGTACAGCGGTTGCTGCATACCACAGTGCAATACGGCACTTACCGCCCAGCGTGGAGATATCACCCTGGAATGCGATCACACCATTCAGGCCAACGCCTGGGATGCTGAACGCCTCAGACTTCATCCCGGAGAACAGGTTGTGATTCAGCGGAATTGGCTGAGACAGCAGGCGGATAGAGTCATCAGCCCAGAACACGTTGGTCGGCGCGTTGTCGGTGTTCAGAACGTTGATGGCAGCGCCATCGGCCAGAGAAGTATTCACGTTCGCATAAGCGCGTTGTTCAGCTGTCAGAGTGGTGTCATCCAGAGCAACCGGCTTCGGCGTGATGGTCAGGTTGTTACCGTTCACTGCGACAACAGAGAAGGTCGCATCCTGAACCAGGACGTTTTTCGCCATCTGAGAGATGAATTTCACGCCAGCGAAAGAGATTTTGTCCCCGCGCTTAAAGCCGGTACCAGAGCTAACTTTCACGACGGCGGTACGGTTATCGACGTTCTCACGGTTGCCGTCGGTATCGAGGCGCCACGCTTCAGGCTTGAACTTCTGCGCGCCGGCTACAGTCACGCCAGTTGCGGTTGAGGCAAACAGCGTAGGCAGCTTCGGAGAGCGCAGCACGTCGTTAAAGCCTGCAACCTGCTTCTGCAGCACGCCTTTGGTATAGGCGTCATCCTGTACGCGGCCGTAGAAGTCTTTACCAGCCAGGTCGCGTCCGGCGCCGCGGTAGTCGTTGGCGTTGAAGAAGAACGACAGGCCTGCATCGCGGTTAAGCTCACGGGCAAACATCAGCGATTCGGCTTCAGAGATGAAATCCCAGCCTGTATTAGCGCTGCCGATCGGGCCGGTGCTGGTTACAACCAGTGAACCCATTTCAGCAGCCTGACGTGCGATTTCGGTTTCGACGTTGTTAGCCAGCTTCTTCGCTGAAGCGCGGATGCGCCCACGGAAAGTGGTTTCGTCGCGCACTTCATCAGCACGCAGCTGGAAGAAGTCGTTATCCGGCTCGTTCAGGTTAACTTTTACAGAGAGCTGCAGCAGGTCAGTCTCTTTATCGGTCAGGTCCCAGCCGCGCTGCGTGGGGGCTTCCTGTTCCAGCGGCATCCATACGGTGTTGCCGGATCGCTGCATAGATGCGCCACTTGGTGTGTATTTGCCAACGCGTTCAGCCATCGGCGTCATATTTTCTACAGTTTCGATCACTTCGTCGATTGCGTAGGTGATCAGTTGACCTTCGTTAAGTGCCATTATCGGATTCCTTTAAGCTGTGCTTTTAATTTGCGGTATGTTTCCGTGTCGCCCTTCGCTGCTGCCGCATCCATCTGCTTCTGGATAGCGGAGATATTGGCTGCGGCAACACTGCCCTGCACCGGCTCATCTACCGGTGGAGCGGCCGACACTGCTTTACCGCGAGGCTTGAGAGTTAAACGTTCTGATAGTCGAGTCAGCTCAATCAGAGCCTGCTGCCCGTTCATCGCCAGCAGCTGGCGAGTTTTCTCTGGGTTAGCGCCCAGGTGGTAGATAAGCGCCGCAGACTTCTCTGGGAAGAGCATCATGATGTCGGCGCCAACCTGCGGCGGGACAATCTGCATAAATGCATCTTCTTTATCCTGATAGTCATGGATATTGAGCTTCTCTGCGGCGTCGTAGTGCTTACGGGCAGCTTCAACGTATTGCGCTGACTGCTGGGTGTATTCCTGAGTCTTTCGCCCCTGCTCTGCTACAGCATTGCTGCGTGCATCCAGAGCTTTAATCTGCCAGTCAGACTGCGCAGCGTTAAAAGCGGCCAGAGCGCGATTGGTGTCGTAGTCATACTTGGCCAAGGCCTCATCTGACAGGAAGTCATTCACGTCCGGCTGCTTGGGTAGCTCGGGGTTAACCCGGAGGTTTTCCGGCAGCTCACCACGCTTCACCGCTTCCATCTGCTGTTCCAGTTCGCGCTGGCGCTTACGCGCAACGCGACGTGCGGCAAACTTGGCGTTGGTTTCGTGATCTTGCTTCGGCTTGTTCTCATCGTCGTTCAGGACAATATCGAAGCCTTCTTCCAGCCCATCGGTTGAGATGGCATGTTCATCAACCTGACTCTCAGCAGATGCCGCTGCTTGATTGCCGGGCAGGGTTTGTTCTTCAGTAGCCTGAATTTCGGTGGTATTACTCATGTTGTTTAGCTCTCTCACATGGTTCGAGGAATCTCGGCATCAGCCGGGGAATTTTGTGTACTCTGCTTTTGCAGGAGGGAAGCAACGCCTAACTGATGACTGTGATTCTGCTGTTGTGCCCGCAGCATCTGGTCAGCTTCGTTATGCGCAGCCTGATTCTGTTTCTGGTAGAAGTCAGAAAGCACCTTAAGCGCGTTCTGAATGGATGACTGGTCAGTTGCCTTAGCGTCTGCCAGTGTCTTAATGGTTTGCGCCTGATTAAGCTGCGCCTGCTGCTGTGCAGTGAACGCCTTAATCTGCAAATCAACCTGTTTATTCTGCGCATTCTGCAGGTCTGCCTGACCCTGAAGAAGTACGCCCTGAGCCTGAACCATTGCAGCATCAGGCGTGTTCTGCTGGCTCTGTTGTGCCTGAGCAAGCCATTCTTGCTCCTCTGGCGTCTCTGGTTTTTTGAGTCCCATCGTTACAAGCTGGCGTGTTGCATACTCGCGCATCAGCTCTACGCCCTTGCCGTCCAGCAAAGTGAAGTACTGCAGAAGAAGCATCTGGAACTCTGCCGTGCCCTGCGGGACTTTGGATAGCAGGTCGAGAATTTCCGCCCTGTTCTGGCTCTTCATAGACTGATATGAAGGCCCGACGTCGGTGTAGGTCTCATATCGCCCGCGAATATCGTTCAGTGTTACCGTGCTGCCTGACTGCAGGTCTACAACCTGAGTGAGTAGCTGAACCTCTTTCTCACTGCCATCCTCAAGCGTCATCGATACTGTGCGAGGAACGTCATAGATATCGTTAACGATGGAGGCGTAGATTTCCCCGTCTCGGCGCATCGCGGTAGCCAGGTTATCCATGAAGACATACGTTTCAAGGTCAGCTCGCATGTTCAGCTGGTTGACCGTATCGAAGGCCACCTGTCCGCCTGCAGCTTCAGCATCCACGCCAAGAGTTGCCAGCTCTTTCACAGCAGCCGTGGCAGCTTCAAGCATGTAAGCGTTAGCCTGAGGCACTTCAGGGTTTTCGTAATAACCCAGAGGCTGCGTTGGCAGGTCTCCCTGGTTCTCGTCAGTGCGGTTAATCAGGTAGTACGGGTAATCATCAGTGCCGTCGTACATATGCTCGTAGCCGGCGATCTGCTCGGGGTAGAAGAAAGGTTTCTTCTTCGGTGTCCGCGCTACGATGTCGGCATTGAAGCTCATGATCATGTTGCGCAGTCGCTGGCCGTCTTTGGTCAGCCTGACAACACCCTCATACACCTCTTTATCGCCGGCAAACGACCACTCGCCAAATACCGGAACAATGGGGATATGCTCGCCAGCAATCAGCTCGCGGTTCTTCAGGATTTCAGACTGTGTCAGCAACGTCTTATAGACGCGGCGACGCTTAACCTTGCGCTCGCCTATCTTCTGCATGCCTTTATCAGCCAGCTCATCGATAACATCAGCGATGTCACGCTTAAAGTAGCTGGCCGGCTCACCAGTCATCGGGTCCTGATAGATATAAACCGTCTCTTTCTTTTCTTCGACCTCGTAATGCTCAGCAATGAAGACCACTTCACTGGTAGACCAGGGGAATATCCAGTTAGAGGACGGCGACTGGAAATCAGGAGTGACGTCAGGGTCAAGGCCATACTCTTCGGCAAACGCTTCCCATCCGTCTTTGCTCATCGCGCTGATAACCGTGCAGTGCTTCGCGTCGCTCTTATCCATTTGCTTGGCGTTGGCATCCCAAACAACATGGGAGCAAGCTTCATGGATGGGTACGCGTCGAATCACCTGGTTGTTACTGGTAGGGTCCTGATCTTCATAGTCCGTAACCAGTCGCCACGCACCGACGCCAGCCTCAATCTGCTCACGCACAGCCACGTTAACCGCAATCTTGGCTCCGTTGTGGCGCATATCAGTGCGGTACATCCCCATAAGGATGTCAGCTGCGTCAGGGCTGGCGCCGTCTTTCGGCTTAAACATCACATCAACAGGGTTCTGTCGCATCTCAGCAACGAGCTTGCGCACAACCGGGCGCACCACATCGAACTGGCCGCGATACTGCAGCGTGGTGTACTGATTCAGCCAGTCATCCCACTGGGAAACGCGACTGAAGAACAGATCGTTAGTCGCCTCCGTTCGTGCCTCATCACTTGCGGTCCAGTCCCGGTCGAACTTCCTGAGAATGGTCTGCAATTTTTCATCGTTGTCGGCCATTATCTACTCCGGGAAATTGGGCGAATGGGCGCCGGTAATTTTTTATCTTTGGGTGTTGCTATTTCGCCGTAACGTTTTGCGTATCGCCGCATCATGTAGGCGTATCGGGTTGCATCTAGGAGGTCATCGCGCACCTTCACTAACCGACCTTTCTCATCGCGGTGATAGAAGTTGAACTCTTCAAACCAGTCACGGAGGCCGCGAAACACCTTGAACTTACCATGCTTCATCAGGTCGTAAAGCTCGAAAAGACCGGCCTCTACCGAGCGAGACCCATCCGGCCATTGCGCCGGATCTTTAAGCATCTGGAATCCAGCATCGTGGTAATACGCTTTCTGCTGCAGCCCGCTCCCCTTCTCCGTCTGTAGTCCGTCCTGAGGCCATGCAGTAGGGACTTTGTTAGCCCATGTCCTGATAGCCCCCCAAGCTTCAGCCGGAGAGGTCTGGCTCGCTTTCCATGCGCGGGTAACGTAGAACGCCTCGTTATCAGCATCGATTGCCAGCTGGATATGCGCCTGTGGGTGGTCCCAACCGAAATCCATACCATCGATAACCAGCCAGTGCGGCGGGATAGGAAACGGATCACACGTCACGAACTCTTCGCCAAAGTCATATATCCGACCATGACCAAGCATCGGAATGCCTTTGGTTCGCATGTCTCGCTGATGCGGAGGGAATGAGGCAAGAAGGTCAGATTTAACCTTTTCGCTAAGGTGCGGCGCGTCGTCCCAACCTACATTCATGCAGCACTGGGCCGGTGACGGGTCATCCATCAACTGGATAACAAGGTCAGTCCTTCCGTTCTCCGGTGTAAACGTCAGTACGCCTCGCCCACCACGGCCTTTGTCACCGGTAGCGGTACGGGTCAGAACCTGAGGGTAAATCGTGGGGTCTTTGGGTTCCTCATCAATGTGAAACCAGTCGACGCTGTCACCCATCAGAGCATGCTGACCCTGCGAGTATGACCAGAACTGAATCTTTGCCATGTCACCAGACTTGTGCCGGATGTAAGCGGTGCGAACAGCATTTGGTGTGCCGGTCATGGGCTCAGTGTCGACAATAAGCTCACCAGGGATAAGGCCACCTTCCCAGCCATTCTCCGTCTTTCTTCCGAGGATCGGCGTTTGCAGAAGGTCACGGCATTTCTCACCGGAGTAACCAAGGCACCAGATAAGCGGCGCATAACTAAACCTGTGCCCCTGCCACTCTTCCGGGTAGTCACCCATTGCGTGAATGGCATCAACATAGGTTGCGGTATCGGTCTTGCCTACACGGTTCGCTGCAATCAGGCCGACCTGACTGTATTCGAGCGTGTTAGCGATAAACTTCTTCTGCCATGGGTAACGGGTACCGTAATAACCCTTATATCTGTAGACGCTGGCGCGACGTTTCTTTTCCTCAAGGAGCTTCACCAACTCAATCTTCTGCTCCCGGCTGAGATTGTGCATCGGTCAACTCCTGAAGTTTACGTTCTAACTCTTCGTCAGTAAGGTTGGTCATGGTGATTGACTGGTCATGCTGGATGCGATCGCCATACTTCTTCGGCAGGATTTTGGACAGATACCACTTGCGTGTATCGATGCGTAGCTTTGAGCGCTGCACATGCTCGCCATTAAGCTGCCAGCCGATTGGCTCACCGTCTTTATCCAGCTTTTCCATCCAGTCATTCGAGCCATCATCGGCAATATCGAACAACTCCTCTGCGATGGCCTCGGCTCCCTCTTCCTTCGCACGCACGTATTGGGCACGAAACTTCTCGTTGCGAGCCAGCCATCTCAGCACCGCTTGCTTTGAGGGCATCCCATCATCACGACAAACAGAGCGCAGCGATTCCCCCTCCGCTAGTCTTAAGCAGATGATTTCAGCCAGCTCGTCTGTGTAATCAGATGGGCGACCGCCTTTATTCTCAGTCGCCATAATCTTCTCTCTTACTGAAATAGTGGCAGAGCATCTTTCACGCCCTGAATGGATTTGATGGTTCGTGATGCTGCTGTAGGCTCAGCCTGTGCCAGTGTGTACTGGCGCTTAAACAACTCAAGCTTCAGTGGGTCATCAGCAATGAAGTCGATAGCCTCTTGTGCTGCAGCCGTGTCGTTCTGTACGAGCTGGAGAATGTCGAGGCGAAGTTGCTGCTGAGACGTCAGTTCTGTTGCGGTTGATTCGGCCATGATGGTCTCCTGTTAGCCATTATCAGGCCCACTCGGGAATGAGCCTTGTAATGACTACTGATTTCCGCACACCTTATCCCACAGTTCGTTATGGGCGTTGATAGCCCTCACCGTCCTGATATCCATCAGGTCAGCGTCTTTGCCGTGGGTGCGGATTGGAGAAAACAACGTGCAGCTGGAATCAGTGACAATGTATTCAGTCGTCGGTGTGGTATTTCGATTCGCGCAGCTTACGACGAGCAGCGTCATCGCTGAGAGAAGCGTTACTCTGCTGAGCTTCTTTAGCTGACTGGATGTTGTAAGCTTCCACATCTGATTTTGCCTCTGCCTGATGTTGCATCCTGATAGCATCAGCCACTTCTGCCTTTGCCTTCTCTTCTGTCTTTGCGACCTTCTTGCCGCCGAAGTAAGTTGCCACCAGTGCAGCGACAACAGCCAGACCGGCCAGAATGTAATTCCAGCCGCCTGCAAACAGGTTGATGAGAGTGTTCATGGCTGCTTGTCCAGTTGCTGCTTCTTCTCAACCAGGCGCTTCTGCCGGATGAACTGAGCAACGATACCCAGCGCGACCAGCAAATAACTGACGTACTGAGCGATGTTTACCGGCAGCATCGATTTGAGGTCAGGTGGAAGCATGTTCCAGGCGGTGATAATCGCATCAGGCGCCGAAGCCAGATAAACACCGAGCGCAGCACCGATACCACTGAGCCAGACCGACCACGCTCGAAACAGTAACCGGGCATGGCTGACAAACTCGACCGATGTGTATTTTCGGATGAGCAGCACCGCAACAACGATGACAACCACGACGCAGATAAATATCAGGATGCTCATATCAGCCCCTTATAGACGTCGTAATCACCGGAGCGCATCACAGCTGCATGTCTCTTTGCTCGATTGGGAACTTGCGACGCCCATCGGCTATTTAGCATTTCTGCAGAGGCGGCATTGAAATTACCGTTTGAAATGAGAACCAAAGTGTTTCGGAATCCCGCTAAACCTTTTACGCCCAGGTTGAACGCCATGCTAATCAAAATATCTGCCCGCGCCGGATTACACTGCTGCAACGCTGCGTAAATGGCCGGATTGCTGCGGCACTGGTTGATGGTGGAATCAACGAAGGACTGCAGCCATACATCACCGACCTTACGGGGAACAGTAAACGTGTAGTTGCTCAGGCTGGCGCCCTTTGGCCCGATTTTGATGCCACACGCGACCGTCGGATAACCTTCCGAGTCCACATATGGCTTCTCTCGATACCCCTCTTCATAGCTGAGTATCTGGATTATCTGACTCATCGCTTACTCTCCATCTTGCATTGCTCAGGCGCTCTTCCCGACGGTCTCGCTTACGCTGGAAATAAACATTCACACAGAACGTTGCTACGGCGAGGATGAAGCCACCTACTGCAAGCCATTCGTTTAGCGACAAGCTACCGGCGAGAAAAGTCGCCCCGGACGTGGCATATGCCGCGCTGGTCGTTACCTTGTCTGCCATAATTTTCATACCTGCCTCCGAAATGTGGAGGCTCGCTTTTAGGAATTGTTGAGATTGTGACCTGAGCGAGCCGGGTTAAACTTCTCAATGTCAACTGAGAAACCCGCCTGTTTTTACCCGCCTGCAAGCCTGCTGAAGAAAATTGCGCATCGACGACAAGGGATCACGAGGAGTGTGGTAAGGGATTCGTCGTGCGCAAAAGAAAAAGGCCGCCAATGGCGACCTCTGAAATTGATACCCCGACGCAAAAGCGGTAACTACCGTCATCGTCATGACCGGGGATTTTTATGTGCTGTGATTCATCACAACGAAAAGCAGCCTGTTTCACAACACGAGCGCCCCGCAATGCGGTTCAATTCGTCAAGCTGCTTATCTGTTGTGTCTCCCCGTTCTGGTAATCACAGGCGGGGAAACCCTGCGGTCGATTTGGTGGCCGGGGTCAGACACATACCCGGTGGCGTTTGGTTTCTTAGGCCGCTGCCAACATCAGATCATCGTTTGCATTTGTCTTTAGATGATAAAAACAGTCGCGCACCATGACGAAAACCCAATAAAAAAGCCCCGACATTGCTGTCAGGGCTTAGATTCTGTTGCTCAACGACTTTTGTCACGAGCATAACAGAAATGTACCAGGTGCAAGTGACGTTTTCAAGTGAATAGGCAAATATTTTTGCGATTTATCGTATTTACGCAGCGGTATCGAATCTTTTAGCCTCCATTTCATTCCTGATTGCGTGATATACGGAAGCCTCAAGCAACTGACGACACCATTTGATACGCGTTTTAGCGTTTTCAGGGTGAATGCCGGTCAGCCGCGACAGCTCGTACGCAATATCTTGCGCGCATTTGCGTTCGCAGTAGTATTTAATGGCTACATGACGAATCGGGTTATCAGGTGCGAACGTACTGCAGATGACAGATTCAACCAGGTCAGCATCTTCCTGCTCGTTGGCGCGGTCGAGAAGATTGCTTACTGAGTGCTGCGGGTTAATGAGCTGCTTCGCTTTGATGAACAGCTCATCTCCGCGATATCCCTGCTTATGCAGATTGTTTACTACATCCATAATCCGCTCTGATTCCCTGTCGTTCCATTCCTTGCGTATCATCAGGCGCCCTATCACGCTCGACTTTCCGCCATCTGGCCCTACGTGGCCGCCGTACTTCTCACCCCACACATCAAGCAGGCAACGCACCCATGCGGATTGCAAAGGGGTTATGAGCTTTACGGATTTGAGGTATCGCTTCTTCAGGTCGGATTTACGCATCACCTGAGCTAATTGAGTCAGTGCTTCAGCTTGCATGCTTCACTCCCATAATCTTCGCTGTGTTTCGCAGGATGCGGTAATTGCACTCGAACATCCGACTGGTTTTGAACAGGCGTAACTTCAGCCATTTGTCTTTGAGGTATTCGGTCATGCGAACCACCAATTCAGAATGCGCTGGCTTAAAGGCTGCCGGGCGCGGGGTTGATACTGAACTCGCTCTATCTTGCTGTTCACTTCAGCCAGGCGTTTCTCCAGCTGCTTTCGCGTGTGCAGATACATAGCCAGCCGGTAGTGGTCGATTGGTCTCATGCTGCCTCTCTTTGTTTAATCAGCTCTTTGGTTTTCTGCCGGTAATGCGCAGCCAGTTCCTGCAGTTCCTCCCGCGTCCACTTCTTCAGCTCATGCGGCCCCATCAGGCGATCGAAAGCTTCCTGTCCAATCTTCTCGATGAGCCGCGGCTTGTACTCCCCGATATTTCCGGACAGGTACGAGTTGCAATGCTCACATTGCAGATGACAGTTGGTTTCGTCGTAGCGGGTTTCTTTGCTGGCGCCTACCGTTCGGTAGTGACCGGCGTTCATCTTGGCGCCAGTATTGCGACCACAGCTGATACATGGCTGGCCGGCGTCTCTGGTGCGGATGAATTCGTTGAAGGCTGCTTGTGCTTGCTTATGGAAGTAACTGAGGGGTTGTAGTGCCAGTTTGCGGATTTTGGTGTGCCGTTTTTCCTGCTGTGTCTGTTCCTTTCGTCGTCGCTCGGCTTCCTGTATCGCTTTCTGCCGGTCCTTCTCCCTTTTTGCCATCGCTATTACCGTTCCGCATTCCGGGCTGCACCACGTTTGATTCTGGAAGCCTGGATGAAACCATTCGCGGCAGTCCGGGTTTTTACATCGCCTCCTGACTTTCCTCATCATCATCTCCAGCCATATATCCGTTCGGGTCTCTGAATATCGTGTAGAAAGCACAGCAGTCAGAGCAGACAAAGGTTTCGTCTGGTGACAGCGGCAGCCCGCAATCTGCGCAATGTGGCTCTACTGGTTCGTTCATCTGGATAACCTCATTTTGTCGGCCACAGCAGTCCGCAACATCTCCAGATAGGGAAATGTCGTTACTTGGGATTCGCTGGGGATTGGTTTCTTGCGGGGCTTACGGTGGGTGACGCGGAACTTGAGGTTATCTATCGCTTTTTGCGTGATGCTCACTCTTTGTCGCATAGCTCGACCTCCGCTATCAGTCTGTCGAGATACCATCTCGCTTTCTTCAAGTCTTCAGCCGGCGCCAGCTTCTTTTCGTAACGCCACAGATACTTCTGGATGTTGCCTTTCAGGTATCCGAGGAACGCTTCGCTGGTCATGCTGGCCTTCATCGCATCGATGCACTCGATACCGCCTGTCGTGTAATGAGACGGATGGTTTACGTTGTCATTCATCTTGCTTTGCTCTCCAGGTATCTCACCATCCTTACACTGAACCCCATGCGCTCACTGATAATGCGATATGAGTTCCCCTGCTCGCGTAGTTGCTTAACGCGGCTGCACTGCTGAGGTGAATGCTTGGTATATTTCATGCTGCACTCCTGTATTCAGTGTTTACGACCCCCTGCTGGGTTGTCGTGTACATGGGGT